CAGGCTCTTCCAGGAAATAAAATGGGTAAGGGTTGGTTGTCCAGTCCAGAGACTCAAATTAACTGGGGTCTACGGTATATCAAGAAACGGTATAACACTCCCTGCCAAGCACTTGGTTTCTGGAACAGCCATAACTGGTACTAGAAAGAAGTAATAATTTTATGGACAACAAATGGATATATAGACTTACACAAGAAGAAGAAGGTACTTGCGCTGAGGTAGGGTACTTGCGCCAGAAACCCTTCCTCGGAGACCAGTCTCGTAATAAGAACTACGCCGAGGGTGACATATGGGAGATGTGGCAACACGCTGTATGTGCGGCTTCTGAACTTGCCTTTGCTAGAATGATGGGCAACTTTGAATTTGTTCCTCACGTAAATAAATTTAAGTCCGAGTTAGATTTTCCTGAGTGGGGTGAGGTTCGTCACTCTAATAAGCAAGGGTTACGGTTTACAAAGTATGACGACCCAGAACTCAAGTACGTTCTAATGGGTGGTGGAATTACTATGGCTCGTGAACGGCGTGACCCGCAAGACGGTTACAAGACTCCGCCTTATGTGGCTTTAGGTTGGATGTACGGCAAGGATTGCATGGAAGACGAATGGCTATCTCCGTATAAAAATACCACGTGGTATGTTCCCAAGAATAAACTACGTAAGATGGACGACACCGAATACTTATAGGTTAGCCCCCTTAGCTCAGGGGATAGAGCAGCAAGTTTCTACCTTGCGTGTCGCTGGTTCGAATCCAGCAGGGGGTACTTTAGTGTGTTTTTGTCAGTACAGGTGTGTATACTATATGTATGCCTAACGCACCTAAGACACCTACCCGTACTATCAGGGTTGATGACGAACTTTGGCACGCCGTACAGGCGCAAGCCCAAATTGACGGAATCACCGTGACGAGTATAATCATTGATGGGTTACTGCGGTATCTTAAAGACTCTCGCAACCGTGACTTAACGGAACAATTTGACGCACAATCTGTAGTAGACTAAACTCTACACAGAAGGGGTACTAAATGGATATTAAAGAACTTACGGAGTACGTACGGCAGAACGCCGTACTTGCTGAGCGTATTGCAGAACTTAGCGCAATTCAATCAGACCTTAAGAACAACATCAGAGAAGGCGTTAAAGAACTTGGCGTTGAATCCGACAAGGGTCACATCGTTGTAGAACTTAACGACGAAGTTTCTGGTGTTAAAAACGTAATGCAACAAAAGAAAGTGTCAAAGAATCTTGACATGGATGTTGCAGAAGAACTACTAAAGTCTAAAGGTTTGTACGATAAGTGTGTTGAAATGGTTCCTCAGTTAAACGAGGACGAGATTATGAACGCTTATTGGGAAGAAAAGATTACTGAAGACGACATTGACGCAATGTTCCCCTCTAAAGTAGTCTGGGCGTTAGTAGTTAAGTAATGAGCGATGACCTCATTGACGAACTTTTTTCTGAGATAGACGAGTACTACCCAGGTAGTAAGCGTAAACGCAGAGAAATAAAAGAGAAGCCTAAGCCTCAGGAAACTAAGACTTGGGATTCTCGTCCATATGTGAAGCCGCTCAATGGCAAGGACGTAGAGTTCTTTACCATTGGGGCACTGGCTGAAGCATTGGGTAGACCTATCATTACAATCAGGTATTGGATTGATAACGGGTACATCCCAACGTCTACCTACAAGATGCCAAGTACCATAGATAAGAATGGTGACACACGGCAGGGACGATGGCTCTACACTAGGGCTATGATAGACTCTGCAGTAGACCTATTCACTAAGAATGGACTTCGGGATGTTGTTAGAATAGACTGGTCTAAGAATAGGCAGGCGTCACAAGCACTTGCCGAAGCGTGGAGTAATCTGCGTATAACTGAAAATGAAAATAAATAATAACAACTAATCACACTAAGGAAATGACATGACAGTCAACCGTAAGATAGAAGACGAAAAGTACTCTGAAGCAGTTCGCTTAGATGACTTTGACATTGATGCTCGTCCGTCACAGGACACGAGCACAGCAGTTGGTTCAGGTTGGGAATCAGCAGAAAGCTTGACCCCACCATCAAAGGATTTCCCAACTGAATTCCGCCAGGGTGAAAAGCCACAACTCATCAAGTTTATTGGTGAAGGTCCTTTCGCTACATATAAGATGCACTTCCTAAGTCAAAAGACTTCTGGCAAGCGTTCTTATGTATGTTTAGACCCTATGAATAGCAAGAACTGCCCACTGTGCACCATGCTTAACCACAAGGCTGAAGACAAGCGTTCGTTTACGATTGTTAACTTCAGCGCTGAGGGCGGGTTCCAGAGACAGATTCTTACCGCTACCCCTCGTTTATACCGCACCCTTGCATCTGCGAATGCAGACAAGTTCGGTCCACTTAACAAGCATTTCTGGTCATTGAGCCGTAGTGGCGTAAAGCAGACTACTGTTTACAACTTGATTCCTGTTAAAGAACGTGACCTTACTGAAGAGTACGAACTTGGCGCTGATGAAGTTAATGACTTCCTTGCTACAGTTGAAGCATATGACCGCTCCACTATCCGTGAGCACTCGTACGCTGACCTTGTAGAAATCGCTAACGACCTTCTCTAATCGCACACAGACCGCCCGTCTAGCAGGTTTCCCCTTCCTGCTAGACGGGCTTCAAGGGGTATAACATGAACATAATTACTACAGGTGACCAACTGTTTGAAATGGTCGAATATTATTTAACACAAGATGCTTTTGCATTTGACGTAGAAACAGTTGGAGATAACCGTGGTCTCACGCCTATTAACGAAGTGCTATGGATTACTTTCGCGACACATGGTCGTTGTGACGTTATCCCTATGGGTCATCCTAATGGTGATTTTATTGAAGAGCGATTCCCGCTAACAGGTCAGGGACAGGCTCGCGTAGATGCTGGGCTTACCGCTCGTCCTAGCGATTACTCTCGCGACAAGAAAAAATCCACAAAGCTTTTTGGTGACCCACCAAAACAATTGGCACCCAAGTTTGTATTTGATGCTATTGAACCTTTGATGTTTAACGATACCGTTCTTACCATAGGTCATAACTTAATCTTTGACCTTACTTCTGTAGCCAAGTACTACGGCGGTAGAGTGCCTACTGGTCCATACTTTGACACTATGATTGCATCGTTTGTATCTGATAACCGTAACAAGAACAAGTGCGGTCTTGACGCCTGTTTACATCGTGAGTTTGGCTACGAAATGGTTAAAGGCGTGGGTAAAGAGGTAGAAGTTTACTCGTTTGACGAAGTAGCCAAGTACGCTTACCTTGATGCTAAGTACACGTTCCTATTATGGAAGTCTCTACGCCAGAAGATTGAAGAGGGCGGACTTTCTACGGTGTTTGATTTAGAGATGGACGTACTAACCGTACTGTGCGACATCAAGTTGACAGGCGCACCTATTGATGTTGATGCACTTACTGCTTTAGACACTCAACTCCGTGAGGACATTGAGGTTTCTAGGGCTGAAATCTTTAGCATTGCTGAGCGTGTGTTCAACATTAACTCTAACTCTGAGAAGCAGTTCCTGCTGTATTCCCCAAAGTCTGAGGGTGGACGCGGACTTAAGCCAAAGGTGCTTACCCCAGCAGGCGAAAAAAAAGAAGCGCTGGGTCAGGAGTTGACTTATGCCGACTACTCCGTGTCTGCTGAGGCGTTAGAATATTACCGTGGGCAAGACCCATTAGTGTCTGCGTTACTTAAGTACGCCGACCTTAATAAGTTGAGTACTACTTACGTTGTGCCATACCTTGGCGGTGAAGTAGTTCGTACAGTAAGTGGAAAGGAAAAGCGTGAACATAAAGAAAGCCTCCTTATTAACGGGAGGATTCATTGCGATTTTGTCCAGCACGGTGCGGAAACAGGTCGCTTCAGTAGTCGCAATCCGAATCTTCAGAATGTACCTGCGCCTCACACTCCCCACGGAAAAGCCATTCGCAACCTCTTCTACGCCCCAGAAGGATACAAACTTGTGGTCGCGGATTACAGCCAAATTGAGCCGCGTGTTATTGCGTCTATGGCTAAAGACCCGATTATGATGAACAACTATTTGAACGGCAAAGATATCTACACTACGGTTGGTGAGACTATGGGTGTAGACCGTAAAGCAGGTAAGGTGCTGGTGTTGTCTATGGCTTACGGCGTAGGTCCAGCCAAGATTGCTAGTCAGATTGGTTGTTCTGTAACCGAGGCTCGTACTTTGCTTAGCAAGTTTTCTTCAGAGTTTTCGTCAGTGGCTTCGTATAGATTAAAATTGTTAGAGGTTTCTCGTCGTCAAAAGACCCCATACGTTACTACCCTCTTGGGTCGTAAGCGTTACCTACCAGACATGCTGTCAAGGGACCAAGGTTTACGGGCTAGTGCTGAGCGCCAAGCGTTTAACACCCGTATTCAAGGCTCAGCGGCTGACATTATTAAGCTGGCTATGATTCGTGCGTATGGTAGGATTCCAGA